ATCCACGACTAAGATTACTCATTGATTACCTCCAAGTGATCACTTTTAGAAGTTTGTTTCTCATTAATGACCTCATTTATATGCTTGCACTTTCTGTAAAACTTGAAACCTGCACAAGTGCACGAGAAAGAATTACTACGCTTAGTCACTGTGTACATGGAACCACTATTAGATTCGATCTTCCAAGTCTGGAAATTTGAGCTTGGTCGAGTATATGTCACGTACTTATGCATATCTTCTTTAGTTGTACCGTCTGGCACTGGGACTATACAGCCGGCGACGATGCAGGTTTTCCCTCTATCATTGCTCTTCATGAGAGCAGGAGGCATTGTTACTTTCACGGGATATTTCATGCTATTGCTTCCCCTCACTTATCAACTTGAGGCTCAAGTTCGAGTACCAGCCCCTATCATAGGGTTCTGTGCAAATCACTTCATACATGGGATAGTCCAGTCCGTCCTCAAGCACATCTGTGATATAACCCAGTCGAGCGGAGTTCTTCGTGTCCACAAGACATTCGTATCGAACTAAATCACCGACTTTCAACTGTGTACCACCCGGGCGCATCGAAAGACATTTTACTCAAATGAACCAAATTGCAGCCCAGGGGTTGCAAGAAGGTTTGATGATCCTTATCATACCTCGAAGATTTCTTAGAGCGAAGAATTACATCTGCGGGCAAAGAAATTTTACCTTCTTCAAAGTAAGAAATACCAAATTCGTAGCACTGCTCTCTGTCTAAATAAATCTGCTTCATTCTGCCTCTCTTGTCTCGTGAATCTTACTTTCAACTATATTCTCGTAGCCACAGTACTTAAGGCTCTTGTCTTTGACAAAATCAACTAGGATAGTGCCGTGATTTGCGTAGAACCGAACAATCTTGCCCACGCCATACTCAGGCTTATTAACATCTCTTACTTCATCACCGACTTTCATTAATCACCTCCAGCCACTTGATGGGTTCAAAAGCTACAAAGGATTCACCTGTCCACATCACACCAATCCGATTCTTTGCATGTCTATTATCGACAATCAAGCCCACACCGGGGTCTGGACGGAGGGTATGATCTTTCGCATTAGGCATAGTAACTAAATCGCTGATCTTGATTTGGTTCGTCACCTTATGCCCCTTGTCCGCTGGGATGTGTCCTCTGGATGTTTATATTATACCACGAAAAGAGCAAGCTTACACAAAAGCGGGGCAGAATATTTGAATATTCTGCCCCGCAGACAAATCAAACTTAAGCTGCTACAAGATCTCAATACTCACAGGTTGTGCCTCTGCCTTACGAGGTACTGTGATTGTGAGTAAGCCATTCTCGAGAGCAGCTGAAGAAGCTGATAGATCCAGATTGTTGTCATAGTTGACGTACGTTTTGGTAAAAGCCCTACGAGCGATTCGGCGGTTGTTGTCCTCTGTGTTCTCAGCATTGGCTGACACTGTGATCGAATGCTTCTCTGGCTTGACATCAACCTTCAAATCTTCTTTGCTGAAACCGGCAAGGGCAAACTCCATAACTGTCGCGCCGTCCTCGTTCGTGAAGATATCTGCGACAGGATAGCCTGAAACCGTTTTACGCTGCAAGGCACCCATGTCTTGAAAGAAATTATCGAAAAAATCGTCAAAAATACTACCCCCTAGCAACCCAGGGACATGTCCGTAAGAAGCTGGTGTATTAATTGGCGATCGACGAATTACAGAAAGTGTGCTACTCATGATTTTCTCCTATATAAGCAAGTTGTAACAACATCAGAAATCCTACAATAGCAATTTCTGATACTAGTAATATAGTCACATTTTTGCTTCTTTACACTCTTTGCGTGATTTTTTTATTTTTTTGCTTCGACTTGAACGATGAGCCTGTCAAGATACCATCTTGCCTTCTTTAGATCTTCGAGATGCTTCCCCTTATGCGCTGCTCGAGCAACGTACTTTACCACGTTGCCTTCATGAAAGCCGAGTTGCCAATCTTCTATCGCGTCGATAACTTCAATTTTTCCAACATTGTAGTGTGTCGGATGGTCGACAAACTCTTTCACTTTAGCCTCCGAACGGTTTTAGCAACACCTCTGTCGGGACTCTTTGATTTCTTGCATACTTTGAGACAAAGTATTCAATTTCAGAGTCTGCGCAGCAAAAAAAGAAAGCAGAGTCTGCTTCATCATTAATCTCTTCAATTATCTTCTTTCTAAAGTCCACAGTGTTATCATCGATGACATCGAATCTCTCTACATGCAGGGCTAACTCTTCTTCTGCTATTTTTGCAACTAAAGCATCACCGCCCTTTCTGCTACTGACAACTATACTCGACGTCGCTGGGAGACTTACTAGACAGTCACGAATTGCTTCGCTGTCCATCCAATGCTGCGAGGCCGCAACAACCGCTTTCATTTCACACCTCTATTTTCTTTCTTTGAATGCACGCACTGTTATTGGGTAAAGCTCGGAAACAATTTCCAGCATTCCACTCGCTAGCTCTTGAATCTCCCACTGCGCGCCGTCGTGGGTTCTTAGCTCAACAAACTTTAAAATATTGTTCAAGTTTGCTGATGCATAATACTCTGTATACATGTTCTGGGGTAGGACTCCTCGTGCTTGCTCTCTGCACACTCCAGCATCCAGAAGCTTGTCAAACAACCTCAGTGAGTCACGGTGCCATGCACTTATCACTTTCGAAGCACTACCGAAATAGCTTCCCTGTATTACTCCATGACCAACTTTTAGGTCAATTTTTGGGTCGATATAGTCGAGATTGCTAGCTTGTCTGTTAGACTTATGCTGAGTCCTGAGTCGGTTCGTTTCGTAGAAATCTATATTAAAATCTGTATATCGTCTGCTGATCTCGTTGTATGACCAGGTTCGATGACGGTGGTGCTGTGATCGAACAAAAAGAGGTACCTTGACTCGAAAAGTGACAAAACAGTGCTCGAGTGTAGAGGTGTGCTTATGATTAATAAGGTATTGAATAAGCTTTTCATCTTTGCTGTCGAGCGCTTCCTTATGCTTACCAAAACTAACCCTAGCAGAGTTTACAACTGACATGTCAGACCCGACTGAGTCTACTAGCTCAACAAAGCCATGCCCATCATCATACAGATTCTTTCTAGCCATTCGTGTTTTCCGAGTTTTGTTCAACCCAGTCTTGTATGTAAGATACGACCGGTGCTAGTCTTCCGGGCATGATGCTCTGTAGCGCCGGGACAGGTACCCATCTGTATTCATCGTTTTCAGGCTTGCCCAGCTCAGGGCTTACTGGTAAAAAAGGCTCAGATCTGGAAATTCTATCGGCCAGAAAGTACGTTGCAGTCTTAGCCTTTGCACCTTTTCCGTAAGTTACAGAGGGGGCGCTTACACCAGCGAGGTGTGCATCCGACCCGACAGAGATACTCGTCTCCTCTAGCAGCTCACGTACGCCGGCCTGCAGCAAAGACTCACCTTCTTCCACCTTGCCTTTTGGAAAGTCCCAATTTGCATAAGCTCTTACGCATAGGGCTGTCGGGACTTTTGAGGCCCAGTCAATAACGATAATACCCGAACTTTGAATCATTTTTTCCCCCGTGTGTTACTATCATAACACAATCACAGAGGTATTACACTTGTTATTTTCCAAGAACTTGTCCGGATTTCCAAGCTGTAGCTATATCAGCTATACCTTGAGATCCGATGTAAGCCAAAGATATCGCGACAAACTGCTCTCCATCAATCTTGTCATACGCCAGCAGTGTCGTTGTAGTGATCCAGACCAGTAATTTTCTACTTAGAAATCTCTCTAGGTGTCTATCTGCAAATGCCTTTATTTTAGTCATGATTATTCCTCCGTTGTTTCGTTTATGTCAAGCTGTACCATCTCATCAGATTGAGTGGGTTTAATTTGAATTGTGCCTCTTATGGTGCTAAGCTCTTGTGCCGAGGATCCCTGCCTGTTTAACAAGTTACCAAAAGGTTTGAACTTTTCCAGATTGAGCTTTATGTTATTTAGCAGATTCTCAGACTGAGCACCCTGTATAAATTCGTTAGGATTATGAATTGTTACTCTGAATTCTGATATGGCTCCGGATGTTACAAAACCTGAGAGCATTGCCTTCAGGGAGTTCTTTAGAGACTCTCGGGTGGCCCTAGTATTCTGCTGCATTAGTACACCTCGGGCAATTTTTCTGGACTTTCTTCTAATATCTATGACTAGCCTTCTCACGTTTATCCTAGAGAGAGAAGAGTCAGACTGTAACGAAGTCATCTGTGCAGTTGTAAAAAGTGATCCGTTAGAGTTAACATCGTCTGTAAAGACATTGATTGAA